TTTTAATGTTTTGTATATTTCTTATAATAAGACAAGTGTTAGATGGTTTAGATGGTTATGTGGCAAGAAAGTATAAGCATTTTAGCAAATGGGGTGAAATTTTAGATCATACATTAGATGAAGTTACTATATTTGGTGTAGTACTTTTAGTATGGAGATCATTAGGTTTTAAAAAATTAAGTATATTTGTTATTGTAGGGCTTATACAATCATATTTTCAAGATAAACGTGTTAAATGTATACATAACAAGGATAGAAAATGTCTACAAAGAACCAGGATATTTTCATGTTTTGATAATTTAATATTTTTAATTTTATTTATATATGTATTATATACTATATGAGAATAGTAACTGTTGTCACAGAGGCAAGAGGTTCTTTCAGCAAAATTATAAACAACAAATTTGGGTTGGGGTAAAAAATTAAAACCACATTAATGTTAGAATATTTAGAGAACCTTGAAGATCACGAGATTGTTGTTTATATTGATGGTTTTGATTCCTTGATAAACAAAGATCCTAGAGGTGTTGAAGAAGTTTTCAAGTAAATGAATGTAAACATATTATTTTCTAATGAACCTTGTACAATAATTAAAAAACTGAAAGGATTCAATTGTAAAGGAAAAGCACATGGGTGTGCTGGGATGTATATGGGGTATGTTAAATATCTTAAAGAAAAATATCAGATGACAAACAAACTAACGCATTTTTTATATCATTTTCTGGAAAGATATTTTATAAGAGGTATAAAAGAATATACACAATTTGTTTTTACAGAATTTTTATTATGTTTTATATTATTAACATGGTTATTACCTATGAAATATAAGTCTTTACCGATAGTGGTATTTGTTTTTTTATTTAGTTATATTAATAAGAGTTGTATAAATGTTTGATACATATATTATAAATCTAGACAGAAAAATAGAAAACTTCTATAAACTTCAAAATATTTATAGAAATATTGGTATATATCCTAAAAGAGTGAGTGCTGTGGATGCTGCAAAGAATGAACATTTAGAACACAAACATAAAATAAACAAATTGTGTCTGAAAGCATGTCCAGATATTGTAATGGCTATATCTCTTTCACACAAGATGGTGGCCGAGGAGTTTCTGAAAACCGACAAGGATTATTGTTTAGTTCTAGAGGATGATGCGTACCCCAAAGAAGACATTCCAAACATGGTTGATAAAATCATGAAAATGCAAGAAAAGGTTCCCAGTGATTGGGATTTTATTTCACTTTATTGTCAAGGTGTGTGTAAAAAGGATTCAATACAAACAAACTGGTTGAGCGGTTCAACGGCTGCATATCTCATGTCTAGAGGGGGTGCTATAAAAACAATTAACACTAAAGTAAAATATCATGCAGATATGGATAGAGCTACTAACAAAAATTATAACATATACAAATCACCATATAATCTTTTTATTACAGACGAAACAACAAGTGATAACAGAAATGAAAATATTAATTTTTTAACAAAAATAAAGATTCGCATCGCAAACTTTTTTTATAATGATCCTGAACACATGAATTACAAAATCATGGCCAAATATCCCATGTATAAAAATATTATAGATGTTGATAAAGCTATTAACATAGCATTAGTCTTACTGGTTATATTTATTTTCATTATAGTCATGTACTAGATGAAAGGTCAACATAGCATATGCACTAGGTAATACATATTTATTTGGAACCTTTGTTATAACAAGCAATGGAAATATCATTCCAAACAAATGTGTAACATTTGAGCATTTGTATACACCCTTGTCAAATTTGTTATACAATAAAATAGCAAAAATTATTGACAGAATAATAAAAATCATCTATAATATTATCAATGATTTTTATATATCTGGTGGCAATTCTTCTTTTTAGTTTTGTTCTAAAGATATTTATAAAACCAAATGATAATGAGATAAAAGATATAGGTCACACATACATACCTAAAATTCCTTATTGTATGAATGATGTGCTTTCTGTACTTACGATAATACTATTAGCATTAAATTTTAAGAAAATTGACTTCAAAAAATATTTTCTTTTTTTGGCTATAATGTATACTTTTAGATTCTTAACATCTTGGGTAACTGTGTTACCTCACCCGGACAAAAGTATAGATAGTACACATGATTACATATTTTCGGGACACACAACATTTAACATAGTATCTTCATATTTCATAGGTTCACCCGTGTGGCCTGCATGGCCCATAGTGACCTCAATAGGAACTGTGGCTTCAAGAACACATTATACAATTGATGTTTTACTCGCGTGGATTATATTTTTTGCGATGAGAATGAACAATGGAGTATTAACATAAAGACTACAAACAATATAATTTCAGAAATGGCATTGCGTGTCAAAAAGCTCAGTGAAAATGCTAAGATTCCTACTCGCGGCTCTGATGGTGCTGTTGGTTTTGACCTTACGAGTACTGACGGTTATGTTATCCTTCCTGGTAAGAGGGCTGTTGTATCTACTGGAATCAGTGTTCAATTACCCCCCGGTGTTTATGGTAGGGTAGCTCCACGTAGTGGCCTCGCAGTAAAGAATGGTCTCCAGGTTGGCGCGGGGGTTGTTGACCCTGATTATACCGGGGAGATCAAAGTGGTTCTATTCAATCACGATGACAATCCCTTTGTTGTAAAGCCAGGTTACCGTGTGGCTCAACTGGTGCTTGAAAAGTGCGAGACCCCAGAGGTTGAAGAGGTCGTAGAACTTGAAGAAACTGAGCGAGGTGGTAATGGTTTTGGGTCTACAGGGTTAAAAAATAATCCCGAATAGATTATAGTATATGGCAGAATTATATCACTTTGTTAGAACCAGAAACATGAGGTATCTTACGATAAAACCCCCAAAACAAAAAACATTCTTTTTGTCATTTGACAGCAAAAAATCGGCCAATGTCTGTATGAATTACATTGACACTTATAAGAAAAAATATGGTACATGGCCCAGTTTTGATATGAATAAAGAAAGTGAAGTAGTCCAATTAGATATGGATGCAATGCAGGTTTCTGAACCTCTATTTATTGATAAGTTTAACATTCATGATGTTGAAGATGTTATGAAACGTTCAAACACAGGAATATTGCACTGTTACGAATTTGCTGTTTTGCCTTACGAAAACACACACACTTTAAATTTCAGAGCCCAAGAAGTGGGACTGTTTGAATTTGATATGGAAGAATATATGTTAAATCTGGAAAGTATCATTCTGCAAGATTAGACCATAAAATGAAGGAGGGCAGATCTCATTTATAGGAATGCAGTCCTGGGTCTCATTGCACCAAACATAACCAGCAGATGACTTACAACCCCAATCATCTACATCATCGCCAAATAGAATACCAATAATCCTCATAGATTGAGCTTGTGCTAGTAGGGTCATTCCTAGAATCAGAAGCTTGTTCATTTTTGTTATTTTTAGTGATTATTTTTTTAAGTGAATTTTTGTACTCAGTGAGATCTCCACATGATCCACAATGATCCATATTCGTCTGTAGAACAACTATAGATTCCTTAACATAACACCTTTTCAGAAACCACCTACCAATTGAAGACATTCCCCTTGTATTTAAATGTTTACTTTTTTTAATGGAGTTTACGTTTACACCACGTGACAATGACACACTTGAAGAGTGGGCTCTACAATTTAGTAATATGTACTTACACAAGAAACCTGTGAAGATGCTAATTGACATGTCACAGTGTTCTAACCTTGACATAAAGAAGATGGTGGGTCTGAAATGTATTATTGACTCTCATAGAAAACTCACCAGGGAGTACCTTATTGACACAACTATAAAAGTTCAGGATCCACTATTGAAAACTTTTATAAGAAGTGTTTTGGTATTTTTTAAGCCTGATAGACCTGTGTATCTAATTTGAATAAGCAACACCCGCCATACCCTTGCGAATGTTGAGGATGTTGTAATTGAGTGCATAAAGAGGGAACAGGGAAGGAGCGTATGTGCAGCTCATCTGGAGAGCACCGTTATCCAAGCGGCTGAAGTTGCAAGTACCACATGGCTGAAGCTTGTTTACCTTGAGAGCAAAAGAATACATCTTTGCATTTACACCATTGTCTGAATCATCACCCTTAAGAAGTTCCGATGCATGCTCACAATGGTAATAAGGCTGTATATAAGTGAAGTAAGTATTGTTCATACGATTCTCAAATAGATCAGTACCATTCAGGAACATTTGAACTTCGTCGCATGTCATGGGTGGACCACTTACATGCGGGGCTACCCAAAATAACGCCTTTACTGGATGGTTTAAGAGATTAAGATCAAAACGAGGATTGGCGGTGTCACCGTCTGAATAAATCTTCTGAACCTGTTCAATAAGAAGGCTGTGTTCCTGTTCTGCGATAGTCTCACGCTCATCGGTGTCAAGTAGAATGTAGTTAGCAAACACTTGGAGATCAGATGGTGGTGCAGTTGACTTGAACTTAATTCTTAATTCAACTTCATGATATTGTAATGCCACCATTGGTAAATAAGTATGATCACAAAAAAAGAAATGAAGAGGTAGCCATTTTGATGTTAGTATATTAGTCAGAACTGCATCATCATTAGACTCAGATGTAATAATAGCCTTTGTCTTTGCCCCAGAGTCACACATAAACTTGTTCCACACTTGAACTAACCAAGTTGAATCATGGCGATCAATAAACTGTCCACCAATGTAAAGTTCAAATTGTACTGGATCGCTTGTAGCGGGATCCAAATCTGCCACAGTACCTGATCCAAGATCAAGCCACATGTAGCTTAAGAGATCACCCTTTGATGAAATCTTTACGGTAACCTCATTATGACTGCTCATGCTCCCCATAATGTTAAGTTTGATTGGTTTCATAGCGAAGTTAGTGTGTCTCTTGAAAACTTGACGAAAGAAGGAAACTTCTGGTTTGCCTGTAAGGTGGGCATCCTGAACACCCTTAGCGACGAGATCAATAAGTGCTCCTGACATTGTTACTCTATTACTAATAAAATATATTAAAAATTTTAGTCCCTTTACACATAGGAGTGAAGATGGTTGTGTTTCAAGCACTGACCTGGGAAGCACGAGATGTAGAAAACGAACATTTAATTACAATTCTTGGAAGAGGTCAAGATGGTAAGTCTGTTGCAGTGACAACTCCATTCAAACCATATTTCTTTGTGAAGATGAAAAAGGGTGTGACTGAAACAGATGCCAAGCTTTTGTTTTCAAGGATCCCAAAAGCTATAAACTATACACTTGAAAAATCAAAAGATTTATGGGGTTTCCAAAACAATGAAAAATTTATCTTCATGAAACTAAATTTTGATACACTGGCGGACATGAAGTTCTGCGATCGCAAGCTGTCAAAGCCACTTGGAGATGATGTCATTCCTCTAAGAGTGTATGAATCAAACATTGACCCTATGCTTAGACTTATGCATCGTACTGGGATTTCTTCAACAGGATGGCTTGAGGTTACACACTGCACTCGCTCGCATCTTTGTAGAGTTGACATGGATCTGTTTTGTAATGATTGGAAGACCCTCAAACCATTTGTGAAGGACAGCAACGCTCCGTTTGTTGTTGCCTCGTTTGATATTGAGACTCACAGTTCAACTGGAAAGTTTCCTGATCCCAATATTCCCGGTGACAGCGTTTTTCAAATTGCTCTTAGTCTGAAGCATCTGGGGGAAACGGAATGTTATGACAAAACTTGTCTGTGCTACAAAAATACTTCAGAACTTGAAGAGGATCAAAACATTGTCAGTTTTGAAACCGAAAAGGAACTATTGATAGCTTTCAAGAATTATCTTTTTGAGCACGACATTGACATTATGACCGGGTGGAATATCTTTGGTTTTGATCTTGAATATCTGTACACACGCGCAGTCATTTGTGGTTGTGTTGCAGAGTTTTCCAGGCTTGGCAAGATCAAGGATATGGAAACAAAGATGGTTTACAAGAAACTTTCTTCTAGTGCACTGGGTGACAATCTTCTAAAGATGCTCCCCATGAGTGGCAGGTACATATTTGACCTTTTCCAAGAGATCAAAAGGGAACAAAAGTTAGATTCTTATAGCCTGAATCATGTTTCTAAGATTTTTTTGAATGACCAGAAGATTGATATGTCCCCCAAAGAGATGTTTGCACGCTTTGAAGAGGGAGATCCTAATAAGCTTGCGGAAGTTGCGGAATACTGCATCAAGGATACCCTACTGCCACACCGTCTCATGGACAAGCTATGCAATCTTCTTAATCTTTTTGAAATGGCCAAGGCAACCTGGGTTCCCCTGTGTTTTCTCTCTGAAAGGGGTCAGCAGATTAAGGTGTTTAGTCAACTCGCCCGCAAATCACGGGAGATTGGTTTTATGATCCCTACAATTCGCTGGGGGGACAACAAGATACTGACAGACGAGGGTTATGAAGGAGCCACTGTCCTGGAAGCTCACACAGGTGCTTATTACACCCCAATTACTGCCCTGGATTTTGAAGGTCTGTATCCATCTATCATGATGGCTCATAATCTTTGTTATTCTTCACTTGTGTTGGATCCAAAGTATGGAAACATCCCGGGTGTCACATATGAAGAGTTTAAGATTGGAACAAAGACTTACAAGTTTGCACAAGATGTTCCGAGTCTACTCCCAGAGATTCTTGCCGAGCTCAAGAAGTTTCGCAAACAGGCCAAAAAAGATATGGCACAGGCAGAGGGAGATCTCAAAAAAGTATACAATGGCAAGCAGCTGGCTTATAAGATTTCTATGAACTCTGTGTATGGTTTTACTGGTGCTAGCAAAGGGATTCTTCCCTGTGTGGCTATTGCTTCAACTGTCACGGCAGAGGGTCGCCATATGATTGAACAGACCAAGCAACATGTAGAGGAGAACTTTCCGGGTGCTGTGGTTAGATATGGGGACAGTGTAACTCCAGACACAGCCCTTATCATTAAAATTAATAATCACGTCAAAACATGTCGTATTGATAGTCTGGTTCATGAATACGAGAAAAGATCTGATGGAAAAGAGACGTCTGTACTAGAAGGGGTTGAAGTATGGACAGAGAATGGTTTCACTAAAATTCAACAAGTTGTGAGGCATCGCACACAAAAAAAGATATATCGTGTTGTCACACACACTGGTATTGTTGACTGTACAGAAGATCACAGTTTGCTGCTACCAGACGCTTCTGAGATTTCTCCAGAAGATGTAAATATCAAAACAGAACTTTTACATGGAAATAGTGTAAACGCAATGTCTGAAACTGACATGACAGTATCACTCCAAGAGGCAAAGGTCATGGGGTTTTTTTACGGTGACGGGTCGTGTGGATCATACAATGGAAAAAATACATGGGCTCTAAACAACGCTAATATAGATTTTCTTCTGGAGATGCAAACATTGTGTCCTTTTGCTACAACTCTGTGTGATACCTTAGACAGTTCAGGAGTATACAAACTTTCTGCAAATGGCGATGTTAAGAGTGTAGTAAACAGGTATCGTGGTATGTTTTACAATGATCACAGAGAGAAAATTGTCCCAAGTTGCATACTCAATGCTCCAATTGACATTGTGCAGGCATTTGTAGACGGATACTACATGGCTGATGGTGACAAGGATGTGAATGGATATACACGTATGGACAACAAGGGTAAGGAAGGTACCTCTGGTTTGTTTCTTCTTGGAAGAAGACTTGGATACAATGTTTCAATAAATACCCGAGAAGACAAAATCAACGTTTTTAGATTGACTTGGACAAGATCATCGCAACGACGCAGTCCAACTGCAATAAAAAAGATTATATACATGGGAGAGACTGATGAATATGTCTACGACTTGACTACCACATCACATCATTTTGCAGTTTCACCAGGTGACCTAGTGGTTCACAATACAGATAGTGTTATGGTTGAATTTGATATGCAAGGTCGTACAGGTGAAGCTGCACTAGAATACAGTTGGGAACTCGGTGAGCAAGCTGCAGAAATGTGCAACAGTCTTTTCAAAAGGCCAAAGAATCTTGAACTTGAAAAAGTTTATTGGCCTTACATCCTGTACTCAAAGAAGCGCTATGCGGCCAAACTGTGGACACAGAATCGCGAGGGTAAGATGAAGATGGATTACATAGATGTCAAGGGTTTGCAAGTTGTTCGCAGAGACAACACACTGTTTGTCCGTAATACTTGCAAAGAGCTCCTGGATGTAATCCTGGAGAGTAAAAACTCCGAAGGAGCTAAGAAACTTGCACATGCTAAGGCTGTAAATCTATTGGCTGGAGATGTTCCCATGGAGGATCTTATCCTCTCACAGAAACTTTCGGACTCGTACAAGGTAAGTGGTAAGTCTATGAGCATATCCGATCCTAAAGCTAACCAAATAAATCAGGCACATGTGAAGGTTGTTGTTAAAATGAGAGAGCGAGAACCTGGTTCAGAACCACAATCTGGTGATAGAGTTCCGTATGTTCTTGTGAAAAAAGAGACGAAAAACCCGACACAATTTGAATTGGCAGAAGATCCCGTGTGGGTAAAAAATAACAATCTTGAACTTGACTACAATTATTATTTCACAAATAAGTTCATGAATCCCATATGTGATCTCCTTGAACCCTTGGTAGAAGATCCCAAGCAAGAGATTTTTGGAGATCTCATACCTAAGAAGCCCCGGGCCAGAAAAACAAAGGAAAAAGCGGCAGAGGGGTGTGCAACCGTTGATAACTTATTTAAAAAATTCAACCAATCTAATAGTAAGTAGAATGGAGGAGATTCAAGCTCTCATTGAAAAAGAGATTAACAGACGTGTTCAAGAAAAACTAACAACTTTCATAGAACTAGTTTCAAAGACTTATGATATTTCTATGAAAGTTCTCCTTCGTGATTTGTCAAAACCAAGCTGTGGTAACGCAGAGCCTGTTGGATGTGGACCTATATGTATGGGAGTAACAGCCAATGACAAGAGGTGTAAATTTAGCGCTACAACTCATGGTTATTGCAAGAAACACTTGTATCAAAGGAAACCTCAAGTTATCACAACTCCTCCTGTTGTGTGTCAGAGAGTCAATGAACACAATCACACTATACCCCCATTGTTCAGCCCCACCTGTCCGGCGTGTATAAAATCTCGTGAACAGACACCTAAAGAGAAGCTGCTCATAGATATGTAATGGATCCACTTATGTTTTGTCAAGCAACTAGACAACTCCCCGAATTCTGTCAATTATTAATATGGAATGAAGTTTGCAAAGATGATCAATATAAAAGATTGAAACCTTAAAAAAATAATCATGAGCAGGTCAGAAGTTCTTTTACAGTCAGTTCAAAGTTTTTACAATGAACCCAAAAACTCAGAGGCTTTATCTGACATCTTGGAGAAGAAGAGTGGGGTGTCTCTGAGAAACCTTGAGTGGTT